TCCCTTATAACCCATTACATAGAACTGCTTAGCGTCTACGTTTGCTGAATATGGATCGATGAAAACACGGATCTTACCGTTTAGTACACCAGCAAATACGTTACCAGTGTCATCAACATTAAGATTGGTGTTTAAAGCAGGAGCGTAATCAAGTACGCCTGCCATTGATAGAGCACTTGCAACGTCCGCAGAGCAGATCATGAAGTTGCCCTTTCCTCTACGAGTTTGCTGAGCAATTGCGTTAGCATCGCGCTCGATTTGGAATAGAAGACCTTTGAACTTCTCAACTGACCAACGACCGTTTGAATCAACGTCTAGGTCAAAGATACCAGCGTTAGCGGTATTGAGTTGAGCACCAGGACGTGCAACACGATAGATGGTACGAACAACCTCACGGTTGATTTCTGCAAGAACTTCGCTAGAAAGAATATTAGCGAGTTCAGTCTCAGCATCAAGACCGTGAATTGCCTTAAGGTCTTGTGCTAGTTCTAGAGTGTACTCAGCCTTGAGTGCTCTGGACTTTGCAGTAACAGAGGTTTTCTCGATGCTGAATGACATCTCACGGAAAGCAGGTGATCCTGAAGTTCCTAGAGCTTCAGCATCAGCACGGCTCATGCCAGTTGCTTTTTCGTAGGTGCCAGGTGTGCTGTCGTTAAGAACTGCAGGGTTGTTACCCTCACTGTCTCCACCAACACCAGAAGCGTTGCGAACGGTGTATGCACCGCCACCACCAGTGAAACCAGTATCTGCTTCGTTGAATAGTGCTTCTTCGCCACCCTGGGTCTGATACTTAGCCTTCATTGCGAAGATAAGACCAGTAGGACCGCTCATTGGTTGAACACCACAAACATCGTATGCCATTAGGTTAGGCATTGCACGACGAATGAGGCTAATTAGAACAGGATCGAAACCAGCGAGACCGCCAGTTGACGATGCTGCAGATGAAAGACCATTAGCGCCAGCTGCGTTAACAGGTGCTGCTTCATGGAGCATACCGCGATCTTCGCGCATTGCTCTCTCTTGGTTTTCTAGCAGGACTGAGGTTACTGCTCTCTTGTAATTATCCGAAATCTGTGAAAGGTCTGGATGATTTAGAACAGGTGACCACTTTTCCTGCAGATGCTCTGAATTGAACATTTGCTAAACTCCTTTAAATGGGTATTGTGGATAAAAATATTTATACTATTAGAAACCTTTATTACGTGAAATAGCCTTTAGATATGCATTCATTACAGGACTAAAGGTATCTTCGTTTAGGGGCTCCTCTGTCACTTCTGGGGTACTTTGTACCTTATGGAAGTAACTTTCCTTAATCGTAAGTAGTTTCTCACGATAAGAACTCTCATCGGTAAATTCAATTCCTTCGGATAAAGTTTTGAACTTTTCTTTTTGAGTGTCTGCTAGACCCTCAGCAATTTCTGTTTGCAACTTATCTTTTACGAATTGATTTAGGGTATTATTAAGTTCAATATTACGCTCAATTTGCTCATTGAGGCGCTGTTCCATCTCACCAAACTCTTCGGTCATAGTTTCGACCACATCAACTTTATCTTCTGGGATGTCAATGTAGTGCTCTTCAAATACATTCTTGAGAGCAAGAATGAATGATTCAGTAATGTCGCTCTTGATTCCCATATCAATGCTGAGTTGATTTTCTTCAACCCACTTCTCAATCACATAGTTGAGTGTTCCATCAACTTCTTCTGATAGAGAAGATTTAATTTGCTCAACTTCTTCTTGAAGTCTTGCTTGATATTGCTCCTCTAGGTGAGCAGCTTGCTCATTTAGTTTTGCTAGTAGAGCAGCTTCAAAAATAGTTTTTGCTCTATCTTTGAAACCTTCGGAAAGATCTTCGCCATATAGTAGAGCATTTACATCATCAGAAACATCAATGTCTTCTTTCTTGATCATTTTCTTGAAAGATTTCTTATCTTCTTTTTCCTCATCTTCATCCTCTTCTTCCTTCTCTTCCTTAACTGCCTTGCCAGGGACTACTGAAGGAGGTACGGTTGGCATTGGATCGCCACCCTTTGAAGAAACTGACCCGCCTGCTTTTGAATTCTTAGCGGATGCTTTTGCTCCTAGGTTTTCAGTTCCTCCAGGATTTTCGTTTGTAGAACCACCGATCTCATCTTCCGATTGATCGTCTACTACAGAGGTTGGAACTGAAGGCATAGGATCTTTTCCGCCAGCCTTAGCATTAACTTGCGTTTTTGATTGTGTGGGTTCTTTGCCCTGACCTGGGATTACAGATGCAGGAACCGTTGGCATTGGATCCCCTTCTGAAATCATGGTTTCAAATTTTGTGTTTAACATATCTGACATTGAGTTTACCTCAGCTCTTTGTAAAAACCTTTGTTTCTATGATTATTTATAAATTATAATTTGTATAGAAAATCCTCAAAGACTTTTAAAGTCCTTTCTTCGAGATCTTTCCTATTAGTAGACTCAGAAATATACCTTTTGTATTTATCTACTTTGACTTCTCTGAGAATACCACTTTCCCAAATCCATTCTTTTCCTTCCATAATTCCATTAACAAATGCATCAGGAGCTGAAGGATCTGCTACAATATCTGCAGCAGTCGCAAGCATGAAATCATCACGAACATAGTTGGCACCGTTTCTCTGTTCTAGAGAACCCATACCTCTAGAAGAAACTCCTAAACGAACTCCCTCATCTAGGAGTTGTTTGGCAATATTGCCCATTGGAGTTTCTAGTAGTTTTGCCTTCCCAATAAAATTATTTCCCTCTCTTCTCAAGTTAGTAATTTTATGAGAAACACGATCCAAATTAATAGTTGGACCATCTGGATGACCTAATTCACCAAGAGCACGATTGCTAACAATATAACTTTCGCTATACTTGTTAACTTCACGTTCTAGAATATCAATAGGGTAAACCCTACCATTTCTGTTTTTTAGTTCAGCCTGCAGAAAAATTCCTTCGATAAAATAATTTTTTCTACCGTTAGATTCTTCTATCAGAAGATTGATATCTTCTACTGTTTCTGTGATTAGTTTCATTGTTCTTCGTTTTCTGTGGATGAATTTTCATCATCATTATCTGAAGTGACAAAGTAAGAGTTAGCCACAACTTCTTTGTAGTTTTCTAACGCAGAATGTGCTTTTGCATATAGAACATCATTGATAGCATCTAGTGCATCAGACCTGTTTTTGTTGTAAATTAAATCAACAATTTGAGAAGAATCCATAGTAATAACTCCGTTATTTTACCGTGTCAGCATCACCTTTAGGTGGTTTTGGCGTTGTTCCCATAGTGCTACTTCCGTTTGAAGTAGGTGGGACAAGCGAATCAGCTTGTAATTTATTTAGCAATTTGGGATCAGGAACAATTCCAGAAGATATATCTTTTGCCATATCCTTATCAATTTCTTTAATTTCTTCATCAGATTGCATAAGAATTTGCTTTCTTACCCAATTGACTGAATAGTATTTTCCAAGATAAGGATCTAACATTTGAGCAACATTCAATCTACTCGTCATCAATTCTGCATTTTTAAGTTCTGTGAAATGATTGTCAAAGTTAAAATCAAACTGGATATGCTCTTCCATTTCATCCCAGTCTTCAACTGTGATGACGCCCTTCAAAATTAATTGGGTCTTTAGTAAATCTGTAAATAAGTAACTGAATTGTTTTCTTAGTCGATTTACAAATTTAGTAAATTTCAATTCATCACGAAGGATTTCGGATGAACGACCTAAACTAAATGATTTGTTATCATCTCCTAAACGAGAAGATGGAAGGTTTAATGACTTATATAACTTAGATCTGAAGTACTCAACGTCCTTGAGTTCACCAAGGTTTTGACCGCCTGGGAGTGTAGAGATTTCGGTTCCTCTACCACCTTCACGACGAGGTAGCCAGAAATCTTCAAGCATACTCATATGCTTTTTGTCATCACGAATTTCTCCAGTGCTTGCATCATATACAAGTTTATTTCTATAACGAGCCATAACCTCACGAAGGTATTGCTCTGCTTTTACCTTAGGAAGATTACCTACGTCAATATAGAAAATTCTTCTTTCTGGTGCTCTAGAAATTCTATAGATTACCAAACTATCCTCAATCATTCTGATTTGATTGAGTGCTTTAATTGCTTTGTTTAAATAACTTAACGTAGTCTTTTTATTAAGATCTAAAATTCCTGATGGTACAAAGGTAATTGCATCGTTGGCAATTCTAATACCAGTATTAGTAGTGCCAGGACTGTATCCTGGATATGAACCCGCAAATCCAGAAGCGTTGTATAAAAAGTATTCAATATAATCATTATAACTAAATGCTAATGCACTATCTTTTGCAGATTTTGTTGCTGCATTAGTATCCTTCGGTCTCACCTCACGAATTTTTTTAATCTTAAATGGATCGATATATCTTATCTCTGTTAATCCGTTTTTAGGTGATTTTAAATCGATGACTTTGTGGTAATAAAGTCTTCCATCGATGTACCACCTTCTAAAAATATCTTGTGCTTTCTTGTCAAAAGAAAGTAATTTTTTGATATTTTTAAACTCTTCTCTTATTTTCTCTTTGATACCATCACTTACATTTAAGTTTGATAGTTCAACTTCTACGGGACTATCATCCATGTCCCATACAATAGCTTCATTTACAATTTCATCAATAGCACTATCCACTTCTGGATGTAGTGCCATATCACGATATTTTCTAATCAGGTCATATTCATTGCGAATATTTCCTTCCATATCAATATACTGACCATAATATCCGCCAGAGGATACTACGGTATTGACATCTTCCGAAGCTGGAGAAACAGGCGATTGCCCTGAGACAACCGCCTTATTTTTTCTTATTGAAAATCCAAACAAATCAGCCATATTAAATT